CTGAATGCCGAACCGCTTGAAGATCATCGCCCCACGGCCCACGCCTTGCGCGGCCTGCCCCGCCATCATGGTCATCTGGCGAAGCCCGCCCTCCATGGCTTCGAGGGATGATCCATTCTCGGCCGCTACACGCCCGAGCGCCGCCACTTCCTTGGCGTTTATTCCCATCTGCTGTCCGAACCGCTGAATGCCGCCCATGCGCTCGGCGGTTCCGCGCACCATCCGCTCGATTCCGTAGACTGCGCCCAAGACGGACGCCCCCACCGCCAGCATTCCGTGCTTGAGCGTGTCCGTAGTCTTGGCGTACTTCTCCAGCCCTTCGGCTTCAATTTTCCAGCCGAGACTTACGAGCAGGGAGTCGACGATCGTTGGCATGGTCTACGTCTGCGGCTTGTTCGCTTTGTCGAAACGGCGCTGGTTCTCTTCCTCGATGTCCATCGCCTCGTGAAAATCGGCGAGGTCGTCAATTGAGTACGTCCCATCTTGGAGTTCGCGCAAACTGCAAAGCGGCGGGTTTCTCAAGATGGGCCTCCAAAGTGCTCGGTCTATGTTGGCCGGCGCAACCGGCTCGAATGCTAGGTCGTCGCCGTCGGTGGGATCGAAACCGAGGGGCTTACGCGAAAAAAACCGGCAAAGTTCACCCGCAACCCTTCCGCGAAAACCTTCCATATGGTTCCCGGTTCGGAATCTACAAACTGAATGTCGATCTCTCTCTCGACAAGATAGTTGCCGTCGCATTGAATGAAGGCGAACATCACCTTCATCATCCCCATGATCTGCTCTCCATCGGCGCTTTGTATGATGCCAGAAATGGCAGGGATCGCCTGTGAGACGAGCTTGGCAGTGAAGGCATTGACCATCGCAACTTGCTCCGATGTCTTTTCCTTAGCGACGAACGCAGCAGCGGCTGCTATCCATTCTTGCGGGTTCTGAGTCACAAGAAATTGGATCTCCGGCGCTCCCAGCTTGAGCAGTTGCACTTGCAGCGGGACCGACTTGGTCGGCGGGATACGACCGAAGATGTATTCGCGGCCGTCGATGCGCTTGATCGATGCTGATGCCATTGGTTAGACCCCCAGCAATTCGGCGATGGCCGCGGGCGTGCCGGCGAAGGATGGATCCCCGAGTTCGAGCTTTCCGGCCTCAAAGATGAGCGTCCACTCGGTTTCGTTCTGCTTGCCTCCGCGCTTGATCGGAGTGTGGTTCTCGATGACCCCGACGGTCGTGTAACCGTAGTCCTGGCGGCGCGCATCCTGGAAGGTGATCGTGATCTGGCCGTTCTGCCCCGGCGTCTGCTGCCGGTTGAACATCTTGGACAAGATCGCATTCATTGGCGAGAGCTGCGAGAACTTCCACACGACTTTGATCGAGTTGTCCGCGCTCGTGCTGATGCTCGCGAGCCCATCGACTCCAATGTCCATCTCCACGCCCGGGCTGCGCCGCTCGAATTGGAAAACGTCGTCGCCCTTGCCCCATCCGGTCAGAGGAACGTTGTTGTAGCCGTACCCGGTGATCACGGTGGTGATTGTGCGCCAATCGAAATTCTTCATGGGTCAGCTCCTTACCGTTGGAAAACGATGGTGGGGGCGCAGTATTGGATCGCGCCAGCACCGCAAACGAGGATCGAAATCGGAGGGGCCTGCCTGGCCGCTCGCTGGGCCGTCGTGAGCGACGAAACCGGCGCCGCATAGATGTAGTAACCGCGGGGCAAAACGTCCAAGGTGTTGACGTTGCCGACGCCCTGGAAGGTCCAGATGCCTGGCGCGCAGAGCCCGGCCGCCTTGGCTTGCTCCATAACGGTCGTGAAGGCATTGACGAGCATCGCGGATCCGCTGTCCGTCTGAGGAATGCGGCTTCCCGAGGTGGCCGCCTGTTGCATGGCATTGAAGGCCGCAACTTGGATGTTGCTGGAAAGCCAATCAAGGGCGATCCCTTCATCCTCGAAGCGACCATCGCACGCCTGCCCGCGGGCCAGCATGGCGGTGTTTCCGAAGGTCGCGTACACGTTGCCATTCCATCCGGGCGTGACGCCGTCGAATGTGCCGGTGATGCCCGTGAGCTGCGCCTGCGTGAGCGTCGACGCCGACAAGCTGGCGAGCGATTGGAACATGAACGTCTTCATGCTGTTTGGAGCGCCGAGGTTCATCGTAGCGGCGATGGCCATGACCGCCGCGGCGCCGACGTTGTTCACGTCTGATGCCGCGTCCGTGTAGATGCCGCACGCGCGCGGTGTAGAGGTTGCGCCAGCAACACCAGCAGCTCCGCTCAAGTAGGACAGCAAATTACCCGCCGTGCTTCCTGGAATAAGGCAGTCCGCTTCCTGCGTATTGAAGAAGAAGCGCAACCCGTTGGCCGCACAGAAAGCCGCTGCCGACTTGACATTCGCAGCCGTTGTGCCTGGCTCGCATGCAACTAGGTAGAAGTTGGGATCGTAGTTGAACGCAGACGTGAGCGCGGCGGTGATGTTCGCATCAGAGTTTAGCCAGAGACCAACTTTCAGAGATGCCGGCGCAGGTGACTGGGAGAAATAGGCATTTGCAAAATTCTGCAACGCCGTGTCGTTCCCCCCTGTTCCTCCACCCGTGCCAAAGTCAGTACCAATGGCGGCGGCGGATGTGTAGGGTGCCGTTCTCTGGATAGCCCCCCATGCAGTTGGCTTAGTTGCCACTGAGGCCGCCATCACAAGCCCAATGTTGAAGTTCTTGGCCGCTTGTGGCGTCGCCGTTACTTGCAGCGTGACCGGGACGATGTTGTTCAATGAGAGTGTGCTGGCCATGGTTGGATCCTTTGGTTGAAGATCACGGCTGCGCTACCGTAATGGTTCGAGTGTCAGGGGCGGCCTGCCCCGGTGATGCAAATTCGAGCACGATGCCCACGCTCGCGAAGGTGTTGAGCAATAGGGTTTCGCTGTTGGGAATCGTGAACGTGAAGTCGACACTTCCGCGGTCTTCGTAGTAGGCCGAGTTCACCATGGCGGCCACGTTGCGGGCTGGGCTGTTGCTGTCGATGCCCAGATTCACCTGGTCCATGAGCTCAAGCATGTCCTCTTGAGCGAGCCGGGTCGCGAGCCTGGACGCCTTGTCGAATGCCCCGAGCCCGAAGTTGGCAAGCCCGATCTGATCCGTGGCTGGCTTCGCGTGGCGAAAGAATTGGATCGAAGTCGCGAACGTGTAGAGGTTGTCAGTGATCTCGACGGCCTGGGTGGTCGCCGATGTTGGAGCCCAGTGGGTGTTGTCGGTGGACGGGCCAGTTCCGCCCGTGACCGCCATGATGCACAGATAGGAGCTTGCCCCCTGGGTGACGAGCGCCCCGTAGGCATATGCGAGCGTCGCGTCCCACGCGGGATAGACCGCAGTCTGGAATTTCTTCGTCGCCGCGCCGAAGTCCGAATCGCTCGTCATGATCCGCACGGTGGCGTACTCGTCCTCGTCACTGCCCGCTGGGCTCTTTTGGTCGGATGGTCGCACGCTGTTCGCAGGCATCGCGTAGGCAGTGCGGACGAGGTAGCACACGAGAAACTCGCATGCGTCCTTAAAACTGTTGGCGACGAAGCTCACGGCGAACCCTTCGGGAAAATCCGTTGCGCCAGCGCCTTGATCATGCCGTGCTTGTAGAAGCCCTCGACGTGCAAGACTTGGAAGGTGTGGCCCATGTCGTCCACGAGTACGTCGCCTATTGTCGATGATCCATCACCAGCGCTAATGGGCACCGAGGAATAGAAAGCCTTGATATCCGACAGCCGAACGCCATCAGGGAGAAACTGCGCATCTTCCTGGTTGGCCGGTTGGACAATCCCCGAGACGGTCAGGTCAACGTAGGACTGATTGGTGATGCCTTCGCCCGAGTAGGTCGTGGTCGGGCGACGGCGCGTGAAGGTCGTACCGCCAAGGTCGAAATCGATAACGATGTCGGAGACGTCGACCCTCATCGGATGACCCTCGCGTTGGATGATTCTGCGCCCGCTTCAACCCACGTGATGGACTGGCGAAGATTTCCGGTTGCGATAAGTGGCCGAGTGCTGGCCTTGCCGAATCGGCGCTTGCGCGCGTAGATGGTGGCTTGTGCGATGGGGGCAAAGTCTGCCGTAGTGAACTCGCGCTTGACCTCGCCGGCCGCCATGGCGCCCAGCTGGCCGAGCGATTGTGCAACCGTCATTGTCCCGCGCACAACGGCGCTCAAGTTGCGCTCGTTGAGCTTGCCGAACTTCGGTGTGCCTCGACGGATGCCGCCACGAAGAAACGAACGCTCAGGGATGTTCTGCTCTGGCGAACCGAACTCATGGACCGCTGCAATCATCGCCATTGGGGTGCCGTCCGGCTCTGGTTCTGCTCCTACGGGAACGCCCACGAGTACGCTCTTGTTCGCGTCCTCCATGCGATGTCGTAGGGCTTCCAGGCCCGGCAGTGCGCCGCCCTTGATATTAACTGAGAACGACACGTTCGTCCCCAATCTGCATGCCGCCAAGCTTCGGCTGCTCGCCCGAGATGGTCATGCGTCCAAGCGTCCAGCGCGGCTCTGCCTCCTTCACTGACTCCGATGCTTCAACAGCCGGCACAACTTCCACGACCGGTGCGGGAGTCGGCGCTGGCTGCGGCCTGTGATGATGCTTGCTCACAGGATGTCCAACCCGTCTAGCCCGTCGGCCGCTACGAAGCATCCCGCCCCAATGGTTCCGCCAAGCCCAACCATGTCACGCAGCTCGCAATAGCGGCGCCCGTAGTCGGTCAATAGGAACGTGTCGGAAAGCTGCTTGTTTAGAATCTGCGAATCGAAGGAAGTGCCAACTGAGCCGACGTGCTTCTCGGTCGTGGCGCCCCCGTTGATCTGATTGATGGTCCGAGCTGCACGGGCCTTGCTCACCACGATGCTGTGAGCAACGTAGCAAGCAAGGCCCTCCGAATACCAGGTTCCCCAGCGTCCCACATCGAAGAAGGGGACGGCCGCGTTCAGGAAGTTCTGAACGTAGATGTCCGTCAAGGCGAGAAACTCGCCGTCGGGAAACTGGGACTGGAAGTCGGATGGCAGCACGGGTTAGCTCTGCTGATCTGCCTTCAGGACGTTGTCCTGGTAGTAGATCGTCTTGGGGTAGCGGATGTCGATGGGGCAGAACCGGTAGCGGCCGGGAACCACCACTTCGTCATTGCGGGGCTGAGGCGCCAGGAAGGTCAGCGTCAGCGGCTGGTGCATGATCAGGTAGTCAGGATCTTTCGCGTAGTAGACCACGCGAGAAGCGAACTGACCGTTTCCGAGCGCCGAACCCGAGTGCTTCAGTGCGCCCGCGTAGTTCAGTGACGAACCCGTGGTGGTGATCTGGTTACCAGCGCCGTCCTGGTCGGGGACAATGCCGTGGAACTTGATGTCGATGTTCCCTTGGAGCTTCGACATGTTGTTCATTTTGATGTACGCGAGCAGGCTCTGGCCGACCGGCACGGTCACGCCGCTGCTAGTCGCGGAGAGGATCGTGTTGTTGAGCGCCGAGAGGGCGTCCATCGGTAGCGCGATGTCGGTCACGAGGGCGTTGGTGCCCGAGTTCGCATACACCGCCGTGATGCCGAGGTTGATGTCGGCGAGGATGGCGAGCGGCGACGTGGCCGAGTTGTCCCAGTTGCCCGTGGTGGCGACCACTGGACTGATCTTCGTGCTGGGCTGATTCCAGAACCCATAGAGGTTATGGGCAGTGTCGCCGCGAAGGGCGATGACCTGCATGTGGCGCTCGAAGCCCGTCATGGCGAACTTCATGCGAAGATCGGTCAGCGGGCGCTTGAGCTGCTGCGATTCGATCAGCTCTTGCACGTTATACTTGTAGCCAATCTTGCCGCCCTTGACCTCGATCAGGCGCCGTCCGAACTTGGCATCGGCGAAAGGCATATCGGTGGAGTTCGCCGCAACGATTGCGCCGATTCCGAGCCCTTCCATTTCCTCCGCCTGCACGCTGTCCGCCCACGGGGGTGCCTCGTAGGACACCGGGACGATGTCCTTGTAGATGACCGGGGGACGGAACTTCTCCAACATATTCGCCTCGGTGTAGGCGAGCTGGCTGATGTTGAACGACAGAGGATCTGTCGAGTCGTAGGCTGCCTTGGCGCCGTCGAAGATGTAGCCGAACGACGTGAGCGCCTTTTCGATCTGGTCGTATCGGCTGGCGGCGTTGTTGGGTCGGCCATCTGCGGTGATGTGGTTGGTCAGTTCAACCACTCGTCCTTGCGGGTTACCGTCGAACAGTCGCAGCCTGCGGCAGTCGACAGCGTAGCCATTTTCGTCTTTTACCTGAGCTCTTGATAGCAACATTTGCTGTGTCCTTTCGTGTGCTGTGCCTGTTACGAGATGTACGGCGCGATGTCGCGACGGTAGACCGCCACAACGCCGAGAGCGCCTTGAGCCGTGGTGGTCTTCCACACGTGGCCCGGAACTGCGATGCGGGAACCGCTCGCGACGCCGGCAGAATCGCCGCCCACGTTGGTGGAGATGCCCGTCGAGGGCGAGTAGGGGGTGACGAGCGCGATAACTTGGTCGTTCTCGTTGACGGCTTCGGCCGCCATGCAGATCACGTCGCCGTTCACGTAGACCGCAAACTCGTCGTTGGTCTTGTATCCGACGAGCTTGGTAGTCGGGTCAGCGCCGCGCTTGATTCGCCGTGAGCTGATGCCGACCGGGCGAAGGTAGCCGGTCTGCAACAGTCCCGCGTTGTTGTCCGCGCCGGGGTATTTGGCGACGACGACGCCGAAGTCGATCATGCCAGCGGAGTCGAGTCCGTTGGTCGTGCCAACATTGATGAAGGTGTCCTTGGGGGCGTCGGTCTTGCCGTTCGCTTCCGCGCCGGGAAGTCCAATCGCTTGAACGTATCCGCCAGTGGTATCGAGTAGAGATGCCATGTTCTTGCCTTTCCTTTTGAAGCCTTAGAGACGTTCCACCGGGCCGGTGACGCCGCCGAGATTCGAGTTGCCGCCGAGTGCGCGGATGGCCGCGTCTTGTGCCGCAAGGGCGGCTTGTCGTGGGAGCGAGAGCAAGACGCCGAAGGTGGCCTTGACCTGCTCTTCGGTCGCCTTGTCGATGCCGGCGGCGCCGAACAGTTCGTCGGCAACGGCCTTGTTGGTGGCATCGCCACAAGCAACCGCGATGGCGGCCTTGCGGATGTCGTGCGAGCTGCCCTTGATGTCCAGCTCGGGCGCCAGCTTCTTGGCCGACTCAACCAGCGCGGCGCGGTCTGCGACGAGCGTGTCGATGTCGATGGCTTCCACCTTCGCCAGCTTGGCCTTGAGGGCGGTGATTTCTGTGTCCTTGGCCGTGACCGACGCCTTGACGGCGGTCAGCTCGGCATCCTTGGCAGAAATCTTCGCCTTGTGCGTGTCGACGGCTTCGCTGAAGTCGGCGATCACTTGGTCGCGGTCTGCGGCCAGTTTCTTGACGTGGGTCTCGATGGCCTCGGCCGCTAGTTCGTCAATCTCGAACCGCGGCAGCCCATCCACTGCGATCTTGCGTGTGCTCATGGTGATCTGCTCCTCTGTTTGGTTTCCGCGATCCGCGATTCGGCAAACAGGGCCGCCCCGCGGGACGTCGACGATGGCGACGTGATCCCCTAAAATTTCTCGCTGGTAGCCGTCGAAACCTTCGCCCGGTGTCAGGTCGAGGTTGAAGCTGTAGCCGCATGAAAGCGCGCCCTTGCCGCCCACGACCTTGGACACAATGCCGCCGTCCTTGATGATTGCGGCGGCGCCCAGTAGGTCGCCTGGCTGCTTGCTGACGTTGCGGACTTCGCCCTTGGACAGCTTCGCCCAGTTCTGCGCGTTCACGCCTCCGGACGGATGCCCATCGGTGATCGGCACGTTCTCGAAGCTGGCGACTGTCTCGGGGCGGAATACCTCGTCAGCCGTGCGCATGAGTCGCACCAGCGCGAGCGGGTCGCCGTCAAGTTCAAGCTCTCCACGGGTGTAGGTCTGCACGCCAGTGCGGCCGATGATCGCGGGCGCGACGAGGTAGCCTTGCGGCGTGACCTCGCGCTTCGAGATCGTCGTGATGTCGTGGACGGTGCAGCGGGTGCTCACGATCCCCAGCAGTCCCCCGCCTTGTGGCAGGCGAGCGCGTCCTTGTAGGCGTCCTTGGCCTGCTCGTGTTCGCCGCGCGACTCGTGCAAGCGCCCGCGCTCTTCGTGAACAGACGCGGCCTGGTCGTGCTCGCCGGCTTCACTGTGGGCCTTCGCGCGCCCGTTGAGTTCGCCGATGGCGCCCGCAAGCTGCGTGCTGGAATCGGAATCGTCCATCTCTTCGCCTGGCATCGAGCCGAAGTCGTCGGCGATGTGCTTCGCGTTCACGTTGCCGTCGGCGGCTAGGCGCCGGTAGAGTTCAGTCTTCATGATGCGATCTCCTCTTGCTGTTCGTTCGTGCCGAAGCCGAGGGCCGCGTCGCCCATGTCGATGTGCGGGGCGAACGTGCAACGGCAGTTGTAGTCATCGCCTGGGAAGCAGGGTTCGCCGTCGTCGTTGATGAGCGGGCCTTCGCCGTTGAGGTCGTAAATCACGCCTTCCATGGCGGCGTGGTTCGGGCGCGTGCGTTCGTCGAGAGAGCAAAGCCACTCACCTTGCTCGATGCCGACCTGGGTGCAGCGCTCGCGGTTGAATGACTCGTTCATCTTCGCGGTTTGGTCGCGGGCGATGAACTTCGCGCGGTTCTCGGTGATGTCGCCGTCGCGCTGAATCTGGTCGACGAGCGATTCCCAGCGGACGCCGCCGGTCCATCCCGCGGTCAACGTCTCGGTCACGCGACCGAAATACTTCTCGGGAATCGACGAAATGAGCGCGACGTTGTCCTTGGTCGCGGACTTCATCGCTTGCAGAAGCGGGCCGTTCGCGTGGAGTAGGTGGTCAACGTCCACACCGATGGCGCGCTTGATTTCGCGCGCGAGGCGGTCGTCTACGCTGTCCCGGTTCGCTTCGACAGCGAGCCCGACCATGCGCTTGGTCCACTCGTCGAGACCGCCCAGCTTGCCCTTGGCGGAGCGGATAAACGCCTCAATCGAGTAGGGGAGGGAATCGCCCACCCGCACGCCGTCGGCGCTTGTGGGGCGCGGCCAGTGCGATTCGAGCGCGGCTAGCTGGCCGTCGACGATGGACTTGCACCGGGCGACGAGCTGAAGCATGCCAGCGCGGTAAAGAAGCTCCGATTTGTGGTTTGGGTGAATCGGGCGCAGCCGCTTGACCGGGCGGGAATTACCATGGCGTCGTTTGTGCCCGCGAGCACCAGACGCCAGGATTGCCAAGTTAAGCCCCATGCTGTTGGCCCATAGTGCAGCGTATTGCCGTGGCCATACAAGCGTTGTCGTTTCACGTGGAACGATTCTTGCTAGGTAAAGTTTATGGACTAACGTTTATTGACAATCCGTCTGTTGTGGCGGCACTATGTCGGGAGTGGACCCGGCAATAAGCTCCATCCGTTTGGACGAGCACAGCGCGGGCGAACAAAACGCGCGACCAGCAGCACCTGTTCAACCAGGCCCTTGCCGTCGTCGAGAGTGGTATCGTCGACCTGGGAGACTCGAAGTTGTGCGAAATACTGGAGAAGCTCGCAGGATGGTTCAAGACAAACAGGCCGCGCATTCGAGCGGGAATGAAGGAGGAGCAGGCGGCCTGATAGGATTTTTGCCCAGCACAGCACAGCTGGGCGCGGCCGGGCCTCGCAAAGCAAAGTTCACTATTTTCTTCATGGCCCCGCATTGCGAGGCCGAGCATCGCGAAGCACAGCAAAGTTCAACTTCACGCACCCAAGGATTCACACATGAAACAGCGCCACAAC